ATCCATTCGCCGTCATAAATTTCAGAATATACGGCAGAATTATAGGCAGAGAATGAACCGTCCTCGTATCTAAGAACATCCGGTATATATCCAGAAATATTTCCCTTATCGTCATATAACGGGCGTTTATGGAAAATCTTCGGGCCAGTTGCCGCATCTAGATCCTTTGCAGATGTACCGGCTGGAATCCAGCGCGTAACGACCTTTTTAAGGAGCTTTGCATCCTGACCATATGTAGTGAGCTGTTCAGTCTGAATGTAGTCATACGTAGTCGTATATGCGCTCGTACGGGCGTCATACGTGGTTACAGGAGAACCATTCAGCACATAGGCGTTCGTAACGAAAGTCTTATAGACATTGCTGAAATTATACGGATTATCGAGAGAACCGTCCTTATCGCCGAATGCGACACCATGGAATAGATAATCACCTTTATTGAGTGTAATATAGGTATTGATTTTTTCGATAATCTTCGCGTCCTTAATCGGTTTATAGAGCACGGCTTCCATCTTGAACGAAAAGTTGACCTTAATCTGTCGCCAATCTTCTTCACCCATTGCGTCGGACTGAATATCCCAAGTAACGCCGTTAAGCAACATCTTGATACTGCGACGTTTATTGAAAAACCAGAATTCTTTTAAATCCATGAAGCATGCCGGCGAGAATCGAGCACAAATCTGTTCAACAATCTGAAGTGTGTCGGACATATTTTCACAGTTGGCTTCCATTCCGACTGAGATATTATACGGTACAGGCTGAACGTCAGACCAGAACTTTTCCTGCATATCGCAAATTATGCCAGCGTTTTCAAGATCCTTGTTATAGAAAGCACGAGTTTCATAAAGACCTTTTGCACGTTCTGGGTCGAATTCCATAGAATCAAGCTTATATGCCAGGTTTGGCATAGAAATATAATACTTATCGCCAGATTCCTGTTCTGTACGGAAGTCATGACTCTTCTTTCTGGGACCGAACTTGATAGGTACGTTAATTACCTTAGTCGGAACCTGGAACTTGTCATACCTAATAACCTTGAGGTCGTTGAAGAAATTTTCAAATGCAAGAAACAAGCTTCTGATTGTATCTGCATAATAATAATTCCTCGGATAGCCGAAATTCGGCGCTCCGTCAACAGTTCCACGCCAGAAACCGTTTTGACTTGGATCGTAATTGGGTTGTGTATAATTTGCCATGTAATATTTATAAATAATATAAAATTAGGAGAAATTATGAATTTAAACGAAGCGAAAGAATTGCTCAAAAAGAATGGTTATCTTCTTGAATTCCGTGACGCAAGTCAGCAAAAAGATAAAGAAATTGAAGATGATGAGTACATTAACGGTAGACGTTCTTGGAATAATGCTGTCGCACGTGGCGGCTATTATGACAAGGAAAAGAAATATGTCGCAAAAGTTGTAAATAATCTTATCGAAAAAGTCGATGAAGTTGCTAACCGCTTTGAAGACTATGATTATTTCGTAAAACGTTATGATTATGAAAAAATTCAGATTAGAACGACTGATAACGGCGTTGTTGGTGGTCCATTCTTGCAGATTTCTTGTTACTATAATGAAGAAAATAAATCATGTAAGTTTGTATGCGTAATCGGCGCTGTACCATCAGAAGTCAATAAGAAATATCAGTTGTCATGCGATAATGAAGAAAAAGTCTTACAATGGGTTTCTAACTGTCTCAGTAAAGGCGTTATAAATTCTGAATATTAATACTTTTTTATAAAATAATAAAAAGACCATATTTCTATGGTCTTTTCTTTTTATATAGGCTTGAAATTATTCTTCGTCATCGCCAAGGTCGATTTCGTCGTCAGTGTCAGGAATTCCGTCATTGACAATTTCCTGTTCGCCGCTAATCAACTTCATGACATCCTGGTTGGAAGCGATAAGAACATTGTCGTCATAAGAGAACTTATTTTCGACATACTTCTTGAACTTTTCATCCTTGTAAAGCGGAATCCAGAATTCAGCACAGTAAAGCTGTTCTTCCTTCCACTGCTTAGTGACTTCGCCAGTTTCCTTATCGACGTCATAATCAGTACGAGAGTAATAACCCGGCTTCGGCTTATAGACAGCGCCGGATTCAAGAGCTTCGTCAAGCAAACCGTAATACGGATTGATACCGCCGTTATGCTGGATGAGATAATGAGTCGTTCTCATTTCCTTAGCAGCACGACCCTTAAGAGTCTTAGCCGTAATAATCTTACCGCGAATATTACCTTCCTTATCCTTATCCTTCTTGGCAGAAGTAGCAAGCATGATAGCGTCAGAAAGGAAGTAAAGCTTCTTACCACCGCCGACCGTAACCGGATCACCGTACATCTGGAGAGTAGCATAAACGTGGTTAAGAATCAAAGTAGTAAAGTTACAAGCGTTAATAATTTCTGCAAGTTCAGCCTTGAATCGTGCAGAACTCATATTGACCGCGGCAGAACCTTCTTCAGCCTTTTCCATAACCTGGAGTTCGACAATCGGGCCCCAAGAGTCGAAAAGAACGAAAACGTTACGCTGTTCTGCTCGAGTAAGACCGTGAGCCATCTTAGAGAAGAACTGCTTAATTTCCGGAATGAGCTTGGTATTGATAACACCAACTTCATTCATGTTGACACCGATACCAGACAAAATCTTATAGTTGACTGCGTTTTCAGTATCGACGATAAAGCAATCCATTCCAGCCTGCTGTGCAGCCTTAAGAACAGAATAACCGATAATAGATTTACCGAAAGAAGAGTCAGCACCAATCTGAGACATACAGCCCTTCTTGATACCGCCCTGAATCTTACCTGAAAGCAACAGGTTCACAGGAATACAGTTCGTTGAGAGCCATTCATCTTTGGGCTGTTCAGTAATAAGAATATCGTTGAACGCCTTTTCTTTCTTCAATTTAGCTAGCAATTTATTTGCCATGTGTTTTTACCTCTATGTAATAAATCTTTTACAAATATAGAAAAGTTTCCGTTTGTAAAGAAACGGAAACATTTTTTCTGTATTTTCTATTAACGACCAAGGTATTCGTTGATAACCATTCCATCGTCCTTATACAGATCCTTATACGGATTGCGATAAGTAGCGGACTGCTTTACAAATTCGCCGTCAGAAACGGTCTTTTCAGTAACGAATTCCTTATCAACCTTTACGGCAGGTTCGTTAATGAATTCCCTGGATTCAGTAATCTGTGCCGGCTTGATAAGACCGTCTGCGGCCTTCGGCTGTACAGATTCGTTAACTTCCGGCTGAGCTGTAAGACCAGCTTCATATTCCTTCAGTTTTACCTTATGCTTTGTCCACATGTGTGAACCGAGCTTCATGCGGTTTTCAAAAGTTTCACCGCAAATCGGGCATGTAAGATTTTCCATTACTTACCTTCCTTCTTGTATTTCTTCGCATTCTTCTTTACCTTAGCGGTCTTGACCGGCTTTTCGACCTTCTTGGTCTTCTTCTGAGTCTTCTTTTCAACCTTGACCGGTTCCTTCTTCTTACGAGTACGCTTAGCCGGCTTTTCTTCTGCCTTCTTGACGACTTCGGTAAAAGCCTTCACTTCAGGAACGACAGGAGTTTCAACTTCAGGCGAAGCAATCGGAGTGGCGAGAATTTCACCAGCATCGACCTTGCCGCAAATGTCTTCGATAGTAGACTTTTCGCCGACAACGAGCGGTTCGTTATTTGTAATGGAATACGGATTATCGGAATCAACAACAACTGCATCCGGACCGTCAACCGGCGGCAAGTCCTTAATCAATTCACTTGTTTGTTGAAGCACGTCGTTTTGCTGATTTTGAACTTCGTTCTTTACAGTATCGACGGCTTCGTCCAAACTAATCTGTTTCTTCTTACGATGAAGCTTGATTGAAAGGACTGTGATTACGATGGCGGCAATAACAAGGATTGCGCCGACTAGGATTATATTATTCATTTTTTCACCTCTATATTAACGTGTGTTATATTTATAAATCGAGTTAAATATTTATCGCAGTTTCAACTACCGGAAATTCTTGTTCTTTATAATAAGACAAACGCTCGTCATAATGTTGCATACAGTAATTCTTATGTGCTTTTCCAGTACGAGTCTTATAAGACAAGTCGTCGATAATATCGTAAATGATAACTTTGTTTTTTGAAGCATGTTTACGAAGTCCACGACCGATAGACTGCAAAACTTTGATACGAGATTTACTGTTTGCGTAGAGCATAACAGCATGCAATTTCGGAATATTAATACCCGTCGAAACAGTACCGTATGTAGCAAGTAATAATGTACCATCTTCGTCTTCAATACCGGTTCGTATGCTTTCACGTTCTTTCGCTTTTACGTCGCCCATGATAATACTTACCTTACGGTCAGGATATACAAGATTCAAATATTCCTTAACTGATTTCAAATGGTCTTTATGGTTAACAAGAATCAAAATATTGTCAGTCGGCTTAGAATGATCAATAACGAAATTCAAAGTTCTGTTTCGTTCTGGCTTTTCTTCAACAACCTTGACTTCTTCTTGATATGTTCTGTCCTTGTTCGCCTTTATGAATTCTTCAGGATATTTAACAAAGATACTTGCGACGACAATTTTTGTCAGATAACCAAGTTCGATGAGCTGCTTGGATTTAAGTTCATAAATGACGTTTCCAAGAACGCCGTTAATCATAAGCTGATCTGCAGTTTCAGTCGGCAAAGTACCAGTAGTGCCAATCTTATAATCTGCGCCCAGACACTGTTTTAAAAGACGGGAAACGACATTTGCCTTCGTACCGTGACATTCGTCGACAATTACTCCCTGGAAATCCGCAAAGAAATCCTTATCCTGATTTTCAAGGCTCTGCCAAGTCGAAATAAGGACAGGAGTTTTAAATGTCGGATCCATTCCAGAATAAAGTTTTTCGACATCATTTTCGATATTCTTCCAACCATAGTCGATAAAATCAGAATACATCTGTTCGACCAGCGAAACGCTCGGAACAATAAGCAAAAGATGACGCTTATTTTTTCGGTTAATTAGATATTTTAAGATACCGTAAATCATCAAAGATTTACCAGAACCCGTACAAGAAAGAAGCACGCCGCGTTTATTGGTCAAAGCCTGATAAATTGCGCTAAGCTGATAATCTCTAGCATCAAATTTGGTAATCTGTGAATTTACCTCGTTCTTCATATCTGTAAAATTTATCGTGTCTTTAAAATCGTCAAGACCGAATAATTTATAGGTATAATTGTTTTTCTTACACCAGTTTAACAGATTATCAACTAAGCCAATCGGCAAAAGCTGTGTAATCGGACTATAGCAATGAATCTTTCCATCCCAAAGTTTAAGCTTATATCTCGGGTTGAATCTATAGCCTGGCTGAAATGCTGAAAATAGACAATAAATTTTATGATTCATACATTCATCGCAATGAATCTGAACATAAGAATTATTCTGCTTTTGTATAGTTATATCGTATTCCATATATGTAAAATATAGAAATTAATTTCTATTGTAAAAGATTATTTACAAATAATCTGAATATTTTACATATTTATAAAAATAAAACCGGGAGTATTTCCCGGTTCTAAATTACATGTTGGCAAGATTTCGATATTCAGCGTCAATTATCCGTTCAATCTGTTCGATAATTTCCTGAACATTGTCGTTTTTATAAAGCGGCAATCCGCCCGCATGAACATGACCACCACCCTTACCGAGTTTCTTGAATACGTCCGTCAAGTCAATATCGTCACAACGGACAGAAAGATTGCTCTTATTTTTGATAATGAACCACTTGTAGCCGTCTTTCTTCAGAGATTCGATACAGTC